AGTACTGGCGTAAGGAGGTGTTTCCTTACTATAAAGCCAACCGTAAGAAGGCTCGAGAAGACTCGGGGTTCAACTGGCCATTAATCTTTGATTCTATTAATCTTATTAAAACAGAACTTAAAGAAATCTTTCCGTATAAAGTTATCGAAATAGAGGGTGCTGAGGCAGATGATGTAATTGCATCTCTTGTCTACTGGTCATTAGAGAATGATGTTAAAGAAGGTACACTGGTATCTGAACCTAAACCATTCTTGATTATCTCTGGTGATCATGACTTTAATCAGTTACAGAAATATAAGCATGTAAGACAGTTCTCACCTACTCTTAAGAAGTTTATTAAGCCTGATAACAGTATCCATGAGATATTGATGGAGCATATTGTTAAGGGTGATAAAGGTGATGGGGTACCTAATATCTTGACTGCTGACGACGCAATTGTGAGCGGGGAGAGACAGAAGTCTGTTACCTCTAAACGACTTCAGGAATTCTTCGATAACGGGTTTATTGCATGTAAGAATGAAGAAGAGAGACGTAATTATCATCGTAATGCTACGTTGGTAGATCTTGCTATGATCCCTAAACATATTCAGGAAGAGGTTATAAATACCTTTACGACATATCCCGTTAAGGATAGAAGCCTGTTACTTGACTATTTTATGGCTAATAGAATGAAACAGATGATTGAACATATAGAGGAATTCTAATGCACCTACTAGTATCCGAAATTTTAGATAAATTCGAAGCTGCTAAAACCCGTGAGGAAAAAATAGCAGTATTAAAGAACAACGTAACTGATCCGTTGTTAGTCTTGCTTCGCTTGAATTACGATCATATGCTTAAGATGGACTTACCAGAAGGTGAACCACCATTCAGGAAGGATATCGATAAGCCTATCGGTTATAGCGAGTCTTCTCTTCAACTTGAACTTAGACGATTTTACGTTTGGTTAGACCCTAAGACTACTCTACCTAAACTTAAAAAAGAATCCTTGTTCGTAAATATGCTGGAAGGTATTCACTGGACAGAGGCAGAAGCTTTATGTTTAGCTAAAGATCGTAAACTACATACTAAGTATAAGACCTTAAAAGAAGATATTGTGAGAGAGGCGTTCCCGCTTGCTCTTACTCCTAAACCGGTTAAAGAGAAAGCAGAGAAGAAGGAAGAATCTATCCCTTTAGAATAAAATCTCTTTGGGTGTCGTTTCTTAAACGTTTCGAAAAACCTAAACCAAGTCCTTGGTCAGTAAGTGATGACTTACCTGAACCAGAGAGATTTTATAATGTAAAACAGGTAAGGTTACGTCAACCTCGTAAGAGTTGATTTATTCTCTAATTATGTTATAATATATTATGATCTATTTGAATACTAAACCTATTGTTAAACCTAAGAAAAAGCCTAAGGCTGAGCGCGAGCAGTATGCTGCTTGGTGCGAAAAGCATGGTATTGATCCTACTGGTCAGACTATAAAGTAGAAAGCTGTAGTACGTAATATTGCATTACCGGGTACTGTCTATAAGCCGTTTATATGGGAGACGGTGCGATAACCTAGTCTTGATACTGGTCATAGTGGCGCTGTTACTACTGGGGTAAAAAAGCATATGTATACTGGTGATAAGATGTTAGGTGTAGCTACTATGCATAAGTCTAACCTTGTACCTATTTTTAGTGATGATAGTGCGGTCGAAGTATCGCAGATGAGAAGATAAAATGAGTACTTTAGTATATAATGCAATTCGTACCCCTGACGGTACTGTTCTAGAGTCTTTGCATAGACACGACTATAAAACTTACCTTGATAAAAATGGTAAGGAATATATGGTCGATGGAGGCTTAGAATATATTAGACGTAATGTTCATGGTGATGCCCCTTATGAAGATCTAAGTGTCTATACAACAGATGGGCATGATAAGGTACGTGAAGTAGTTAAGTGGGGTACCTATGGTATTAACGGTGATCAACCTCTTACCCGCATCCTACTTAAAGATATGAGTACAGAACATATTCAAGCCTGTCTTGATAATGTACCACGAATGCACCCTGCATATAAAGAAGCTTTTGAAGAAGAATTGAAACTAAGGAGTATATAATGAGTCTGCCTTCCGATCCCGCCGCTCGCAAAGCTATTAAGAAGTGTATGGATGAGCTTTCAGCGTCCATGGCACGTACTGAAGGTGAGCGTGAATTTATTAAAGAAGCTATTAATAATATCTGCGATGAATACGAAATGAGTAAGAAAACGTTTCGTAAACTTGCTAAGGTTTATCATAAGCAAAACTTCTCTAAAGAAGTAGCTGAAAACGAAGAATTTGAAACTATGTATGAGCAGCTAACTGGTGAAACCAGTTTAGGTGATATTAAATAAGATGCATACAGTTTACAATTTAGAAGTACAGGTTCGCGATAAAATGCACCGCATTAAAAAGACTTCCCATGTTGGTGTTTACCTTACGTTAGAAGAAATAGAAGTTGCTAAAAGTAAAGTTTTAGCAGATAATCCTAATGTAACTTTTGAGGTATACCCCTGTGAACATATTTTATTTGAGCAACAACCCGACTGAATGCGCTCAACAACATGTAGATAAGCATGTTGTTAAAATGATTCTAGAGTACGGTCAGCTAATGTCTACAGCCCATCGAGTTCTTGATGGGCAGCCTTATTACGGTAAGACTAAAAATGACCGTAATATACAAAGATGGTTGCTACCAGACTCTAGAGAAGAAGTTGTATGGAAAGCATCCCATTTTAACCATCCTTCTGGTATATGGGTAAGACAATCTTCAAGCCACTATATCTGGTTATATAACTTATGGCTTGAAATGTTATCTGAGTATACTTACCGCTACAGTAAAAAACATTCCGCTGAAAGAATGAAAGAGTGCTTTAGTCGATTGCCAGAAAATATTCCTAATAAAGGCTGGCTATCTGATCCTACACCTGCTATGCCAGATGAATACAAAGCATCTAATGTTATTCAAAGCTACCGTAATTTCTATATTGGTGATAAGAAGTCTTTTGCAACATGGAAAAACCGGGATACGCCATCCTGGTTTGTGATATAATATGAGTTCTGCCTTTATAGAGCCTCTTTTTTCAACGCCATTATATAGAAGTAAAATAGAATTTAGTAGTGACGAACAAGAGTTTATAAAAAATGCTAATTATGTTAGGCAATGGCCTGTGTACTCTAACATAAAGAATTCATTCAATACTGAAAATTTTTACATACTTAATGAGCCTGAATTATCAGATCTTAAAAGAAATATTAAATTAGAAGTAGATAATTTCTTACATAATGCACTTAATTTTTCTAGAAAAATAGAGTTTCATATTACAACGTCCTGGTTAATAAAACACGCCAAAGGTGATTATTCCGATCCGCATTTTCATAGTAATAGCTTATATTCTGGGGTTGTTTATATTCAAGTGAATGATGATAGTGGGGATATAGTTTTTAATAATAATATGTCCCCTCTGTTCCCTCGCGAGCTTTCAGTCGAAATGGATAATTATCATCTTTTAAATTCATCCACATGGAAAATAAGACCTACTAATAAAGATATTCTTATATTTCCATCTCATTTAACGCATTCTGTAACTCCTAATACCTCGGACGAAGAGCGTTATGTACTAGCTTTCAATGTATTTCCATCAGGTATTTTTAGTGAAGATAGTATTAATGAACTTAAAATAATATAAATAAATATATGCCAACATATACATTTCGCAATAAAGATACAGAAGAAGTTTATGATAAGATTATGTCATGGAATTCTCGTGAAGAATATCTAAAAGAAAATCCTAATTTAGAAACTATCATCGGTGCCCCTGCTATGGGTGATGTTGTTAGATTAGGAATCAGAAAACCAGATCAAGGGTTTAATGAAGTTCTATCTAAAATTCATGCCGCAAATTATAAAAGTAACTTGGCGGATAAACTATCCAGAAAATGATTCTGGGTATCTTCGTTATATAAACTAGTGTAAGGATTACAGGTAATACTGTAGTCCTTTTTTTATTTCTAAAGGGGAAACATGTCTACTAAAAGAGCTGCTAAACTTGCCATCGTTCACGATAATGAAGAAAGACAAACAAGTTCGAGAGCCCAGACTTCAAACGCGCTTAGATTAAAGATTGACCATCTTAAAACATTTACACCACTAACTAATAATCAAAAACTATTTTACGACGCATATAAAAGAGGTGACTACTTTATGGCACTCCACGGAGTTGCTGGAACAGGTAAAACGTTTATTGCTGTATACAAAGCGCTAGAGGAGGTATTAGATAAAAATAATCCATTCAATAAAATAATTATTGTTAGATCAGCTGTACAGTCTAGAGAGATGGGTCACCTTCCTGGAGACATTGATGAAAAGTTAGATATATATCAACAGCCCTATCGCCAAATTTGTCATACCCTATTTGATAGAAAAGATGCATACGATAGGTTAGCCGAACAAGGTCATATTGAATTTATTTCAACATCTTTTATTCGCGGTATGTCATTTGACGATGCGATTATTATTGTTGATGAAATGCAAAATATGACGTTTGAAGAAATCGATACTGTTATGACACGGGTTGGTTACAGGTCAAAGATTATTTGGTGCGGAGACTATAGACAAACAGACCTAAATAAGAAGAGAAACGACGTTAGTGGTATATTGAAGTTTTTCGATATTGCATACCACATGGCAGCCTTTACAAAAATAGAATTCGAAGCCGATGATATTGTAAGAAGCTCTTTAGTTAAAGACTATATATTGGCAAAGATTAGATACGAAGATATGGAGACCTAAATGAGTTTTGATTTTGACTTTACAGTCGAGCATGTAAGAGAGTTACTACCACGAGCATTAGGAGGACCTGATGACTGGTATGAAAGTATGTGTGAGGCACTACCCCAGTATGGTATTACTTCTGTAGAAAGAGTATCTGCATTTATTGCTCAGTGTGCGCATGAGTCAGGTGGCTTTTCTACTCTAGAAGAAAACCTTAACTACAAAGCAGCTACATTGACAAGAATATGGCCCCAGCGTTACCCAGCTGGTGTTGCTGAACAGTTCGCAGGTAAGCCTCAAGCTATTGCCAATAAGTCTTACGGTGGTAGGATGGGTAATGGCCCTGAAGCTTCTGGTGATGGTTGGAAGTTCAGAGGCCGTGGACTACTTCAATTGACCGGTAAAGATAACTACCGTAATTGTTCGAAGTTTATGTTCCAAGATGAAACGTTACTCGATAATCCAGATATTCTTTTAGATGCGTATTACGC